CTCTTTCCCTACACGACGCTCTTCCGATCTAATACAAATTCAAGAGATGGTAAATCAACAACAGCCTATAGAAGTAATTGCTAAACAATTTCAAGTACATCCTCACACAATTTATCAAAAAATAAAAAGTAATGGTTGGGACTATAATATTTTAGGAGTAGGTAAAAACACTCCGTATCATTTTAATGAGCATTATTTCGATATTATTGATAATGAACATAAGGCATATTGGTGTGGATTTTTAGCTGCTGACGGATATATTATTCAACATAAAAATGGATGGCAAGACCAATTTGGTTTAACTTTACAATTACAAGATAAATATATGCTTGAACAGTTAAATAGCGATTTGGAAGGTAATCATCCTATTTACGATAAAGAAGTTCACAATCGTAATAAAATTTTTTACAGTAGCACCCTTGTCTATACATCAAATATAGCCGTGTCAGCTCTTATAGACAAAGGCATTGTTGCTCGTAAAAGTATTATCCTACAATATCTAAAAAATATACCGAAAGACCTCCAACAACACATGATACGAGGATATTTAGATGGGGATGGAAGTTTAGGAATTAATAAAAGAGGAGAATACTGGTGCCATTTTCTAGGGACGCACTCTTTTTTATCTGGAATACAACAATACTTGCAAACTAACAACACTATTTATAAAAGAGAGAATATATATTTATTAAGCTATTATGGAAACAGAAACGTGCCTAAAATACTAAACCAGTTATATAAAAATGCTTCAATTTGTCTAAAACGAAAATATCAAAAATATGCAGAAATGCAGGGCGCTTTATACTAATTTGTGTGATGGTTACACAAGTGGTGCAATTATTTTAAATTATTTATTTTCTCGTTTACCAGAATGGAGTAAGCATAAATGCAGTTTTTTATTACATAAGTCGAAGCAACACGGCTTATCAGATGTAATGGATAAGATTGATTGTGATTTATTAATCGTACCCGACGCGGCTAGTAACGATTGGCAACAACAGATGGAATTAACACTTCATCGCAATATACAAGTTATTATTCTTGACCATCACGATATTAATGATGTTGAGATAGTAGACACAACCCCCGCAATCGTAATTAATGTTCAGAATAGTACATATCCAAACAAAGCATTAACCGGTGCTGGCGTTGCTTATCGTTTTATTTCTGCATTTGAAGATTTAATTATTCACGGTAATCAACCAACAGAGTTTATGGACTTATGTGCTCTTGGTAATTGCGGCGATATGGCAGATTATCGAGAACTTGAAATTCGAGCAATTATCAACGAAGGATTTGCTAATATAAAGAATCCTTTTCTTTACGAGCTTTGTCAGAAACATAAGTTTACTTTAGACAAACGAAATGGTATCAACTATCTAAGTATGGCTTTTGCGGCGGTGCCTTTCATTAACGCCATGACTCGCAGTGGCACGCCGGAAGAACAAGATACGGTGTTTAAGGGTATGCTCACGCAATATGCTTTTGAAAAAGTAGAATCTTCTAAACGTGGTGAAAAAGGTGTATATGTTTTTCACTATCAGGAAGCAGTCACAACCGCAGAAAGAGTCAAACGCCGTCAAGATAAACTAACCCAAGAGACTGTTGAACTGTTAGAGCGACGAATCCAAGAGCAACATCTAACAGATAACGCTATCTTGCTGCTTCTTTGCGAATCCGACGAAGTTGAAGCCAACATTGCTGGGTTGGTAGCAAACAAGTTACAAGCTAAATATCAACATCCTACACTTGTTCTTCGCCGCACGAAAACTAAGGATGATAAAGAATACTTCTATCGCGGTTCAGCTAGAAACTATTCATTCAGCCCTGTCAAGAATATGCGGACGTTATGTGAGTCAACTGGAGAACTGACTTTGGCGGCTGGACACGAGGGGGCTTGGGGTTGTGCTATACCAGAAAAGAACGTAGCAGCATTTATCCAAAAGACCAATGAGCTATATAAAGATATTGACTTTACGCCCGCTTATATGGTAGACTTTATTTGGACACCTTCTCAGCTCAATCCGCAGACAATTATTGAGATTGCAGAGCTAGATATTTGGGGTCAAGAAATGCCGCAAGCTACAGTTGCAGTCAAAGATATTCCCCTTTCAGAAAACAATGTCCAAATTTTAGGCTTGGCAAAGGGACACCCAACCATTAAAATAGAATGCAATGGGGTTGAGTTCATGCTGTTCAAGGCAAGCGAAGAGCTATACGAGCAGTTCATTCAACCCAATCAATATCTGACTATTGTTGGTACTTGCAGCAAGAACGAATGGAATGGTGTCGTTAAGCCACAAATATTAATTGACGATTATGACCTTCAAGAGAAATGGATATTCTAAAGGAAAAGAGGACAGGTGTTTAAATATAAAGTTAATCTTGGTTCAGAACTAATCGACCTCGATAATATTATGACGGTTCTAAAAGGAGACAAGTGCTCTCCTCTTGGAGAGGGGCTGCGCAAGGAAATGTACTATGAGTTTGGTCAAGCTGGGTATCAGTTCATTGTAGACACCCTCCAAGAGCAGGTAGATAATATCAAGGCGCGTCAGCCGAGTGCGGAGTAGCATGGCGTCTCAGATAGTAATGTGCGGCGATGCATATAAGGATTCCGCACAATATATAGATGATAATACCGTCATTGTCACTGACCCACCATACAATATCAAGTATCATTACCGCACCTACAATGACAACAAGAAGGATGAAGACTATTGGAAGGATTTGTCCGAGCTGTTGTCATTGGCTCCGTGCGCGGTTATCATGTATCCTGAAAGTCTATATATACTGGCACGCTATCTGGACAAAGTTCCTGTTAAGGTAGCAAGCTGGGTATATAATGCAAACACTGAGAAACAGCATAGGGATTGCGCTTACTTTGACATTAAGCCAAACTTCAATCTTTACAAGCAGCCCTACAAGGATATGAATGACCCACGGGTGAAGAAGCTGTTCGAGCGTACCGGTGGTGCTCGTTCCTATGACTGGAAGGAATGCCCTCAAGTTAAGAATAAGAACAAAGATGATGGCGGAATTGGCATTACACATCCATGCCAGATGCCAGTAGAAATTATGAAATGGTTGGTAGGTATTATCCCACCTGAATATAAAATCTTTGACCCGTTTTCTGGGAGTGGCACTACAGGTGTTGCTTGCAAGCTTTTAGATAGAGATTTTGTAGGGCTGGATGTTGATGAAGATTATGTCAGGTTAGCCAATGCACGAATTCAAAAATGCCAAAGATAAAGCACATAGCTTGCACTTGACAAGCTGTGTGCTTTTTTGGTATAATTATATAGAATAAAAGTCTATATAAAGGAGGTGGTGCCTTTGACAGTGCGACGTTTTGATTTTCACAATCACACGCACTATTCTTAGGTCTAATCTTCGTCTACTTGATTGTATTATTCGTCCAAAAGAACTAATAGATAAAGCAATAGAACTTGGTCTTGCAGGAATTGCTGTAACCGACCACGAAAGTCTTGGAGCACACGTAGAATTGGATAAGCTCCAAGATAAATATCGAGACACAAATTCTGATTTTAAGATAGTTCGTGGTAACGAAATTTATCTAACAGACACTAGAGATACTGGACAGCAATACTACCATCATATTTTAATTGCTCTCGACTCTCTTGGACACAAAATGCTTCGTGAGTTATCTTCTACTGCGTGGATGAATAGTTATTATGACCGAGGGATGGAGCGTGTACCAACTTTAAAAAGCGAAGTAGAAGACGTTGTGCGGCGATATGGTCAAGGACATATCTATGCTTCTACTGCTTGTCTCGGGTCTGAATTAGACAAAGCTATCCTTGAACTCCACGAAGCCGAAATGCTAGGCAATATTGCAGGAGAAAAACAAGCCCACGATAAGATTGTTACTTTTCTTGAATGGTGTATTAATATCTACGGAGAAGGGAACTTCTCTCTAGAAGTTCAGCCCGCACAATCAGAAGACCAGATAATTGTAAACCAAAGAATGTCTTCTATTGCAAAAGCTTTTGGTCTACCAATTTGTGTCACCTGTGATAGTCATTATCTTCGCAAAGAAGATAGATATATTCACAAGGCTTTTCTCAACTCTAAAGAAGGAGAACGAGAAGTTGATAGCTTTTACGAGTATGCTTATCTTCAATCAGAAGAAGAGATTCGCCGCAATCTCGAAGGCACTGAACTTGATTACGAAGAGCTTTGTGCCAATTCAATGAAAATTTGGGATAGGTGTGAATATTATACTTTAAAGAGAAAGCAGCACGTTCCGCAAGTGGCTGTACCAGATTTTCCAAAAGAAGCAGTTGATAGCCATATTTATGACACAAAGAAATATCCAACACTTGATAAACTATCTCACTCAGATAATTCTCAGGAACGCTATTGGATAAACTATTGTTCTCAAGAACTAAAGAAGCGTAACCTCTACAATGATACTTATCTTTCTCGTCTTGAAGAAGAAGCGGATATTCAAGCCGTAATCGGCGACAAGCTTGAAACTTGTATGTTCGCTTATCCTATTTTTCTTCAACACTATATTAATCTTTTTTGGGAGTGCGGCTCTACTGTAGGGGCAGGACGTGGTTCAGCTTGTTCTGGACTTAATCACTGGCTACTTGGCGTTACTCAGCTTGACCCTATTAAGAACAATCTCCCTTACTGGCGTTATTCAAACAAAGACCGTATCGAGCTTGGCGATATTGATATTGACGTATGCCCTTCTAAACGTGAAGAAATCTTTAGCCGCATTCGAGAAGAACGTGGTCAACTCGGTTGCGTTCAAGTTTGCACCTATGGCACAGTTACTTCTAAAGCAGCTGTCAAAATTGCTTGTCGTGGTTATCGTTCTGAAGAATTTCCAACTGGTATTGATTTAGACGAAGCAGAATATCTTTCTTCTCTTATTCCTTCGGAACGTGGCTTTGTTTGGAGTATTTCAGATTGTGTTTATGGCAACGAAGAAAAAGAGCGTAAACCAGTTAATAACTTTGTTAAAACAGTAAACAGTTATCCGGGACTATTGGATATCCTTCTCAACATTAGCGGCTTAATTACACAGCGAGGTATCCATGCAAGTGGAGTTAACTTTTATGACAAAGACCCCTATGAAACAGCCTGCTTTATGAAAGCTAAAAATGGAGCAATCACTACGCAATATTCTCTACACGATGCCGAGTATTGCGGTGATGTAAAATATGACTTCCTTGTAACTGAGATTCAAGATGTTATCACGCAATGTATCAACCTCCTTCAAGAAGGTGGAAAGATTGATAAGAATCTCACTCTTAAAGAAGCTTACGATAAATACCTGCATCCCGATGTTTTACCACTTCAAGATGATAAACTTTGGGAAGCCGCTAGTAGCGGAAAAATCTTGAAGCTTTTTCAGTTTGATACGCAAGTAGGTGGTCAAACTATTAAAATTGTAAAGCCGCACACTCCAAAAGAAATGGCAGACTGTAATTCAGCAATGCGGCTGATGGCTTCTGAAAAGGGTGGCGAAACCCCTACTGAGCGTTATGTTAGAATGAAAGCCGATATTTCTCAATGGTATGACGAAATGGATCGGTGGGGCCTATCAAAAGAAGAACAAAAAATTCTTGAGCCATATTATCTTCCAACTCACGCCGCCCCCGCTCAACAAGAAGATATGATGTTAATCTTGATGGATAAGGATATTTGTCATTTTACGCTTTCCGAAGCGAATGCCGCCCGCAAGATTGTTGGTAAGAAACAAATGGACAAAGTTCCTGAACTTCATGCAAAGGTACTTAAACAAGCACCTAACGAGAACTTTGGTAAGTATGTTTGGGAAACAGCGTTAAAGCCCCAAATGGGGTAAAAACTTGCCCCTTAAAATACCTTTTCCGTTTATCAGCGGGGTAATTATCTGGGCAAAACTAGATAATTGCTAACGGGGAAATCTTATAATATATTAGACAATGGGGTATAATATATATACCATTGTAGGTTTTTATAAGACAATCCCGTGGGAAGGTTTAAAGGATATGTATTATATTTATTGTTACACCAATAAGATAAATGGTCATAAATATGTAGGACAAACGAACAATATCCATAGACGGCAAAGAGAACATAAATCTGCTTCTTATAATCCTAATTCAACAAGTTATAATGATTTGGTTCATAAAAAAATGCGTCAATATGGATATGATAATTTTGACTTTGAAGTATTAGAAATTCTATACACTGATGATATAGCCGTAGTTAATTCTCAAGAAAAATTTTGGATTGCTAAATTAAACACATATTGTGGAAATGGACAAGGCTATAATATGGATTTAGGTGGAGGTCAACCTGAACATAGCCGTGTTGTTAGCAAACAAGATTTAGCTAATATTAAACAAATGCTAAAAGACAAAATTCCTTTCATAGATATACAAAAAAAGTTTAATATTAGTGCCGCTTTTATTTCTTCTATTAATCACGGTGTATATTATTACGATGACAATGAAACATATCCACTTTGTAAATACTACAAAGATGATAACGATTATGACGAGCTTATTAACTTATTGGTGAATACAGACCTCTCTTTAGCAAAAATAGCTAAACAATTAGATTTAGGATATTCTACTGTAAAAAAAATTAATTCTGGTGCTTTGCGGCCAGGGTTATATCCAACGTATCCTATTAGAAAAAAGACACATCTACAAAGAGCCAGTGAAAGACAGCAATTGGCTAAACAGTTATTACTCCAAGGAAAAACCCGAGAAGAAGTAGCTCAAATTACTGGTTACACAACAGAAACGGTGCGTCAAATTAATAAAGGTGAACGTTGGAAAGATGAATCCTTATCATATCCTTTAAACAACCTGTAGAGACTATGGAAGGTCAATCTTCCAGTACATCTGCTATTGATACGCAGGTGGAAACAGGTATTGCTACTAATGATTAGTAGTTAAGATATAGTCCAACCCACAGGTGACTGTGGATAAATTGATAGTTTTTCTTTAATCCATTCTCTTGCTTATTCATATATCGGACTTCAAACAGTTTATCTTGCCACCTATTTTCCTATTGTCTATTGGAACACAGCGTGTCTCCGAGTAGACGCAGGAATAGAAGAAGATGATTCTACTGATTATGACAAGATTGCTAAGGCAATTGGCAATATGACTGCACGCGGCATTAATGTAGTACCAATTGATATCAATAAATCTGATTATCTATTT